CCTACGGTCATTTTGACAATCCCTTGCCTATTGAGCCCTTTCTTTCTAGTTTGGTGCCTTCAAAGCCCGGCGACGATTACGACAGAGACGACTCTATTGATACGAAGATCAAGAAACTGAAACAACAAGGATTTGAATTTACCAGCGAAACCTTGGCCAATCTCTTGATCATCAAATCTAAAAATGGACCTACCACTCAAACAAGCCTGATTGATGATGGTGTTGCGCATGTCAGCGTGGAAGAAGTACTGGAACATGCCTTCATTTTTCCTTTCAAACTCAAGAAGGGTAATCTTTCTTATCTAGAAGCCTGTAAAACGTTGGAATACCAAAAATACGAAACCATACAAATTCGCTCCAATCACAAACGGAGGATTGAAAAGAAACTCAAGGGATTCTTATACGCACCACCTGACATTCGCAAGAAGATGATTCAATACTTATCCAATATAAACTACATGTTGCTTTGTATCATTCCGCAGGTCATTTTAGGAAACCATATACCCGAACTAACAGAAGATGAATTAGAAGACTACTACAAAGGATTCGCCGTTTCTCACCGAAGAAAACTACAGACCATGAATAGCAATTTGTATGGATGTTTTGAAGGGATTCCCTTTGAGGACATTTCCGTAAAAGGAGCAATCAACATGAGGAAGCAACTTTTGATGGAACGCAACGAATACCGTTCATTGTTGAACAAGATTGAAGTACGTGAACATCGGTCTATGGCCATGATTGAAAAGGAAGAATCGCTCATGAAACAAGCAAAGGAATACAATGGAAGCCCGTCGGTATCTTTACCCCGGATTCGCAAGTCCCTAGAAAAGATTGCTTCTTTGAAACCCTTATTGGATCTCACGTTGTTTCAATCTAACCTTGTGGATCAGTTTACATACATGGAATTTGTCTTTTATAAAGTCCTCAACCTCTACGACATGGGGAACATCCGTCCATCTATGAGCGATTTAGAACTGCAAGTGCTGAACAAGATCAATGAAGCGCTCTATGCATTTTTAGACAAAATCAACGCAACCATGTTGATACATTACAATGACGTTCGAACACTCACAACACAAATCAAACAAAGTGAAAAGAAAGTCATGACGGAGCGATTTAGAACTGCCGAAAATCAACAACAGCGTCAATTAGACAAGGTCATGTTGGATGCTAAATTAGGCGATCGTTCTATTGCTTTGAGTAAGGGATTGTTTGTATATGATAAACAATTGTTTGACGAAGACGATGCGCGGGCTCAAGAAATACAGGAAATGCGACAACAAACCTATGTGCAAGAGGAAGACGATGACGAAGCAATAGACGAAGACTATGAATATCCCGAAGAAGAAGAATTCATGGAAGCAATCGACGGAGATGTAAATCTAGATCACGACGAGGATGCGGAAGATACCTTTTAATTTAGGTAAATAGATTCCTTTTATATGTTGAAGTATATATAAAAGGAATGAATATGGATAGATTGTATTTGTCTATTACTTTGTTCATTAGTTTGTACTTGATCCTGACCATTGTTCAACCCGGATTTATTTACAACCATCGCCAAGATTGCTTGCGACCCTTTGGGATTGGATACAAAAATACGTCCGTCTTGACCTTGTGGTTGGTGAGTATTTTACTGGCCATCTTTTGTTATTTCATTGTGATTTATGTATACCATTTGCGAAACGAATGGTTCTAGTTTAGGACTTACTTTAATTGCGTCGCCAAATAATTCTGAAACTCCGTCGTGTTTTCTACGTTGGACGTGCAATTTTCCGCCAAAAGACGGTTTTGCGAAACCAGTATGGTTAAGGTACTTAAAATACCTACCCATATGTACGTGGCTACACTGTCTTTTATATTCATGTATCCAATTAATTCTCTTTTCCTTTCTTCGTTTATGGGACTTTGAACCCCAATGCTTTTAAGGTTGTCTAATGTGTCCCATTTGATTGATTCTGTGCCACTTTCTCCTTCCTCACTTTCAAATCTAACTTCTTGTAGATCTAATTCGTTGATAAATGTATCCGGATTATTATACAACTGGTCAAGGATTTGCATGTCTGTTTTTCCCGTTGAAGTTGAGGTAAAATCGGAAGTCGGTCCCTCTTTTGGCTTTTTGAAAATCTCTTGTACGGTGCCATCATAGCCACACATTCGCACCACACTTAAACCGAAAGTATTTGAAAAACTACGCAACCATCCTGGGAACAAATAAATGATCATCATCCCAAGCATGTAGATGAATACATAGGGGAAAACGGTAGCATAGAATGCCAGTCTCTCATTTTGTTTCCCACAGATCATTTCATCTTTTGTAAGCATGAGATTTTGAGAAAACAAATATGTCAAGAAATAAACCGAGAAGAAGATGACAAAAAAGATGGAATAGTTGTGCATTTTTAAGGTATTAAAGTCAAAAATACATTTGAAAATGACAAAAATAAACAAAACCCACAAATGAACTTGTACGATACTTTTTCCAAATGATGCCATAATTAATAATATGTATTATATTATTCTCATATAAAAAACAAAAAATAATCCTTTAAAATATATGTATATCCCGAGTTTAGTAGAGCAACATATCAAACAAGTTGTGCACTATAATTTGAATGAATGTCATGATTTGAAGATGAAGTATTATAGCTTCCTTTTCAATGTCATTTGTTTTATTATTATCGTTGGAATAGTATACACCATATTGTATTACAAATACAAGGGACAAAGAGATGTGAAAGAACGTCAACGAAGGGAAAATGAAAAGCGCGATTACATATTATACAACCTCCGAAAATTTCAAAACATTAAAAATAAATATATAACAAATATTCCCTTTGATTAATATATATGAATGCAAAAGAAAAACAACATTTGGCTTTAATGAAACAGATTTTTCAAAAGAAAAGAAAGGCCGATGAAAAATACAAACGGAAAAAAGAGGCCAACGAACCCAATGTGAAAATCACACCCCTGAAACAAATGAAGGTCACAGCAGATGCGATTGAACTCCAAGACCATGAAGGTAAGGTTGTGGAAAAAGTAGATCGGGTATTAAAGTTCAATATAGAAGAAATGCTTGACAAATACGAAACAAAGATCAAGGATATCAAATACAAGCTCACGCAAATCAAGTACGAAACCTTGTTTGAATTGGTTGAAAACGATTCCATTGAAGTCATTTTAGAAAGCCAGGTAATTCCACTCGAAAAAGAATTAGAAGAGATTCAAAAAAAGAAGACAAAGTTAATAGATATAATGAAAAAATCAAGGCAAAAGAAACTGGAGGCTCATTCGGTCATGCTTCTGAACAAGGCGGTGAAAAAACAACAACTTATCAATAGTGATGATATTGATGAAAAAAAGGAGAATTTTCGTAGTTATGTGACCCTAGAAAAAAAGGTTTACGAATTCAAAAAAAACGATACACCGTTGATAGAAATGAAAATTCAGAAAGAGACACAAGAAGACAACCAAGACGAACTTGACGTGTCTCTCACCCCGGAAAACGTGGATGCGGCGACCATTGAACCTGAACAAAACGTGACCGCCCCGCCGTTGACTCCCATGCAATTTACCACCCCATTGCGACCCAAACCAGAAGAAGAAGAGAAGTCCGAAGGTGAGTCCAATTCTTCTAATTCAAATTCTTCCAATTCCAACTCAAATTCTTCCAATTCTAATTCTTCCAACTCCAACGCGCCTGTGCCATTGATCAAAAATACAAAGAATACCAACAAGGTAATAAATGTAAATAATGGTAGTAGTAGTAGTAGTAACAGCAATAGTAATAGCAACAGTAGTAACAACAACAGTAGTAGCAATAATAGCAGTAACAACAACAACAATTGAAGATTATATTATATGTAACTAGTATATAGCATGTTTCTGAAGTTTTTCAATTTCCGTTACTTTTTCATCAGCTTTGCCATTGGTGTTTTCTACATCTATTTAACCAATGAGCACAAGAAAGTCATTGTCATTTACCCTAACCCAACCAATCTAGAGAAATACACATACGTAGACAAATCCAATAATTGTTTTCAATACAACCTTGAAGAAACCACGTGTCCAAGAGATAGCTCAAAATACAAGGACATCAAAGTAGAATACTAAGCCATCCATGATTTTATAATATATGATATCTATATATGTTGAAAATTGAAAAGTTTTTCAAAACGGAAACCGGCAATAAACTCTTTTCGATTTTACTCGGTTTGGGTGTGGCCGGTTTATTCAAAATGAGTTGCGATAGTCGTTCGTGTTTAGTATTGAAAGGTCCGGAATTCAAAGAAGACAACAAACGAGTCAAATACAATGGAAAATGCTATGACGTCAAGGAAGAAATGTTAGATTGCAAGGCAAATACGCGAGAAAAGTTGTACGTTTGAGAATTAATGGGTAATTAGTTATAACAATCAAAAATATATATCTTTTTATTGTTATATGAACGTTGAACCTGACACCACCAACATAAGCGACCTCCCCGTAATACCCACTCATCAAACATCCAATGAAGAAAGTATTCAAAACATGTCTTTGTCGACGGAAGCCATTCAGCAAGACAATGAAACGGTCATAGAAAGAGAACTCCAGGAAAAGCGAGTGCGTTTTAGCGAAAACTTGGTATCAAATGATGAACATCCTTCAAATGCGATTATCCCCGAAAAAACCTATGATTGGGTGTTGACTTTAGAACACAAAATCATCCTCTTGGCCACATTTGCCTTTTTTGTCTTCATGGATCCCAAATTCAAAAAGTATATTTTGAACATCCTTGTGCAAGTCTTTGGATCCTTTTTAAAAACCGAAACCGGTCTCATGTCAAAACTGGGTATGTTTGTATATGCGTTGTTTTATGGATTGTTGTTGCTTGCCTGCGTATCCTTTATTGACTTTACGTCGTTTCATCTGGCATTTTAAGCTGTAAAATGGGGACATGGATTTCTAATTGTTGTTTCAAATTCTCATCGTTTTTATAATCATGGATGTAATAGATCTTTTCAATCCCCGATTGCACAAGCATTTTCAAACACACAATACACGGGTAATGAGTGACATATGCGTGGGCATGGTTACAAGACACTCCGCGTTTGGCGCAATCAATAATGGCGTTTTGTTCCGCATGTATCGTGGCCATTTCGTGATCATGTACCACAATACTCTTATGTGGATGCCCTGATAAAAAACCATTGTATCCTTGTGAAATAATCCGATTGTCTTTGACAAGGATACATCCAACCTTTAACCGCGTGCACGAAGACCGCTTGGCCGTGCACAGCGCAATGTCGCGAAAGAACTCTTCCCATGTGGGTCTGGTGGTCATCACTATAGTATTACTACACAAAAGGATCTTTAAGTTGTCTTCTTTGTCTTCTTTGTCTTTCTTTTGTCTTTCTTGGGTGGTTTCTTTAACGTGGTAGATGGAAGAGTAGGACTGTATTTGAAGAACCACTTTTTGTATTCTATGGACTGCTTGTTATGCTTCAATTCATTGTACTTTCTCTGCCGGTTGCGTAAAATATTTTGAAAATCTTCTTGTTGTCCATAGCATGGGAGGTTAAACCGCTGTATGACTTTGGGTACTTCTTTGTCTTCTTTGATATACGACGGGTATTTATGAACAATGCGGTTTAGGTCGGCCAAAATAGAAATGATCAATCCATGTTGTAGTGGGATTTTATCCATCAATAACAAACTAAAGTACAAGTTCATGAGAGTGTCAATGTTTCCCACCCGAATGTTGTGGTACTTGTATTTGTATTGAAAATAAGATAAACATGAATTGGTTTGAAACACGACGCCAATGATCTTTCCCTTCCATTTCAAAAAGGCATAATCGTCAATAAACTTGTAAATGGACGACTCCTTCGTCACGGTCAAATCACTGGGTTTCCATTTCCGGATCTCTTTCAGTGTGGTTTCTAAGGATTCGCTATACATGAAAAAGATATCCTTGTTGTCTTTGAGAACGCACTTGTTTTCTTTCAAATACTTTTTGTAGACACATGCGATCAAGTGGGTGTTGCAAAAGACGTGGTTGCTTTTGCGGAAATACTCAAATAGTTCATCATAGGTGCGATCCAATTCTTTGGTTCGTTGTTTGATGAGCAAATGCGTACGCGAAGTCAAGGGTTTCGTCAAAATGGGATAATAGAGATTGAGCAAGTTCATTCGGTCGTATATTTTCTCCCAGCGCGATACGTCTCCCAATGGGCGGGCGAGTTCTTGGTGTAAACTCATGCGAAGATACGAAGGCGGGGTATATAATAACCCATCCACGTCAATCGCATATGGTAACAAATAGTCGTAAAAATGGGGATCAATTTGGGTGACATCCGCAATGGGGACGAAATTCACAAATACCTTGTAAGTGCCATAGACCACGGCGTTTTTTCCTTCAATGTGAAAGACGTTTTCTTTTTTGAATAAATTGCACAGGGCCTTGGCATCTTCCAACGCATTGGGAGAAAAGAAATCGTAATCGGGAATGTCAATGTCATAATCATAGAATTGCTTGTCTTTGGGCAAGATGGAGTTGATCGCCGTGCCTCCATAACAAATTCGCTTGTGTTTTTTCATGAACTTTTGTACGACGTTTAACAAGGTCTCGCTGATATACGTGTCCTTCTTATTCTTCTTTTGATAATTTTCGTTTTTCTTGATTGATTTCTTCAGGTATTCCTTATCCATTATACTTTAAAGAGAAAAAAGTATTATGGATACGTATTTAAGATAATGTCAATGGCAATTGAATCATGTGATCCGGCTTCTTGATATAGGGAGAAGAGGCAACATTGTCTCCTCCGCCATATTGGCTGATGAAAAACTGATTGTATTGTTGCAACAAGGCATCGTTATTTTGGAAATTCATCGCAATAAACTGTGTGCCCTTTTTCATGGCTTGAATGAAATCCATGTTGTGGCTGGCCGCCGAACGCGTTGGTAAACATAAACTCATTTCATTGCTGGCAATGTGCTTATTGATTTTATAGGCCGCGTCGCTAATGAAAAGATCGTTAAAATGAAAATGGTTCATCTCATTTCCATATAAATCCACGATCCGATCTAGTTTACTCTTTCGAAGCGCCTCGTAATTTTGGTCGTCATCGTTTAAAATCACAAATATGAAAATTTTATCAGATAATTCTTTCATTTCAAAATTCCCGATGAATCCAGAGCGATCGTTGAAGTATTGCTCCGAATAGGTGCTTCGTAAATCGCTGGACGCCAGCCTAGAAAGATTAAATTGATTCAAAATCGTATTGTATATTTTGTCATAAAACTCCGTTTGTTTTTTCATTCTTGTAGAAGACGGATTCTTCTTGTAATCTACGTTTGTGTCATAATGGATGCGGAAAATGAGAAACAATGGATCATCTTTCATGGTATTTTGTACACTGTCATCGTAAAAGTTACTTTGCGTGAACGTTTCATCAATGTCATTTAATGCGTCTTTCAATGGAATGCTGTTGTACGTTTCTTTGTATAGATTGGTATTGACAGAGTTCGCCGCAATGACCGGAATGTCGTCAATAGAAAAAATCTGCATGTCCAACGCACGAACGCCATACGACGCGCAATTTTGCAACGCACATCTGTCTACATAATCATTACTAAACTTACCACTACAGAAGCAATTGTGAGCGGTTTTAATGTAGAAATCCTTCAGCTTGTAATCGTACTCAATGGGCGTGTCGTTGATCGTGATGTTGCCTTTGAAATATCCATTGCGAATGGAATCTTGGAGGCTGTAAAATTCCACAATGTCATTGTTTTTTCCTTCAAAACGAACGTCTCTGATCTTGCGACAATTGACTTCTCTTTTCCCCACTTTGTCGCTGATATAAACAATGACAATCATAAACAAAATAAAAAAGAAGATCAATATTGCATTCTTTGTAATGAAATCTGCATTTTCAGAAGCCATATTTAACATAATGCTATATAATTATTTTAAGTATTTAAAACAATGCGATATAATCTATGTAAACTATATATATATGCCAGGTGGTTTACTGAATATTATAGCATATGGAAATGCTAACATCATATTAAATGGAAATCCATCCAAAACGTTTTTCAAAACGGTATATGCCAAACATACAAATTTTGGCATGCAAAAGTTTCGCATTGACTATGACGGTTCACGCGATATTGATCCGAATAATGACTCGGTGTATACATTCAAAATACCAAGAAATGCGGAACTTCTCATGGACACCTATCTGGTGTTTGGTGTTCCTGATATTTGGAGCACCATCTTACCTCCCTTACAAAACGGGGATATGTGGAAACCGTATCAATTTAAATGGAATAAACAACTGGGAACAAGTATGATCAAAAACATACAAATATTCATTGGTGCTCAAATGATCCAAGAATACGACGGTCAATACATTCGGTGTATGGCGGAACGGGATTATAACGAAGACCGGAAAAAAATGTTTGATCATATGACCGGAAACGTGATTGAATTGAATGAACCACAACAATTTGGGGGAAGGCGACTGGGAGCGGGTGTTGATTATCCCAACGCCTTTTTTACGCCTGATCTGGCGGGACCCGAACCGTCCATACGAGGGCGAAAGATATATGTTCCATTGGCTTCTTGGTTTTCAAAGAGTAGTAAACTCGCATTGCCTCTGGTGTGTTTACAATATAGCGAAGTCGTGATCAAAGTCACTTTGCGTCCGATTTATGAAATGTTTACCATCAACAACGTCGTCTCCAAAGATAAGGATAACACCTTTTTAGAGGAATCTACTTCTCTAGATGATAGTGCGGGTGATTCCGTTGTGGATTATCAAAAACTGAAAAATGCTTTTTATCAACGCATTCAGCCCAATTTTACGGTTGATAGACATCAATTGTATCGCTTCTTACAGCCACCGCCCAACATTCAATTGTTTGAAGCAGACTATCAAAATAAAGTAAACAATTGGAATGCGGATGTGCATCTGATTGCGAATTATGGATTTTTAACCATGGAAGAAAGCAACGTATTTGCTTTAAATGAACAGCGCTATCTCATCAAAGAAGTCAAACACACGGTATATCATGACATTGTTGGGACTCGGAAAGTAAAACTAGATACGAATTCTCTCGTGTGTAATTGGATGTGGTTCTATCGTCGCAGTGATGTATATAAACGCAACGAATGGAGTAACTATACAAACTGGCCAACTTCTTTGATACCCTATCAACTAGAACGGTGTCCCAATGAGTCGTCGTATTTATTTTTAGGTGCTACTCCATTTGGGCCAGGTAAGGATCCAAAAGACAACGATACCGGAACCAAACATACTACGGCGCACCATCAAACCCCGATTTTCTCCATTGAAAACCAACGAAATATATTAAACACATTTGCGATCATGATTGATGGGAAGTATCGCGAAAATGAGCTGGACTCGGGGGTATTCAATTACATTGAGAAATTCCGGGCCACCAATTCCAGTAATGACACCGGTATCTTTCATTATAACTTTTGTTTGGATACGACGAATTATTTACAACCCACCGGCGCGATGAATTTGAATCGGTTTCGTTCCATAGAATTTGAAATGAATACGATTTTGCCACCCCTCGATCCCGATTATGAAGTGCTCACGTTATGTGACGAAAACGGGGGCATCATTGGCGTCACAAAAGAAGAACCAATTCATACATACACGTTTGATATGCATTTGTATGAAGAAAAGTATAATATCTTACGAATCATGTCTGGCAATGGAGGCTTGCTTTTTGCCCACTAACCGCGATGCGGACAATGATTCATGATGTGGTCCGAAGACAATAAAGTATGACGAACTATATCATTAGATGTCATGGGTTCCCAAGTGAAGGTTCGTTTTTCAAAGTGACAATAGAGATAAAAAAGGAACACGAGCAATACAAGTAAAGATAGGTTGCGCCATTTCATGTTTATTATTATTATATAAAATAAATATATATAATAATATGGAATTTAGTGTGGATGAAGACAATATAGAAAGTACGGTAGATTCTATGGTTGATGAAAAGAATTTCAATCTGGAAGATTTGGATTATAGTTTTGACGAAGAAAACTTTGACATTATTATACGCGATGTTACGCGCAATATATCCAAAGCATCTATCGATGAAAACGACCTAAATGGCATTCAAATGATGTTGAAAAAGAAAATATCAGAAAAATCATATACCACATACGAATTGGATCAAGTGGTGGCTGATTTTAAAAAAGAGATTACCAAAACGAAATTTAGTAAAAAGGATCTCATAGATGCGTCTAAACAAATCAAAATTGGTCGCATTCGGAAAAGCAATTCCTTGAATCCTCTGGATAATTTGTCGGGGCTTCCGGTGCAAGACCAGATCATCGTGGTGATTAAACTCATTATGCGAACGTTCTTAAAACTATTTGAAGATTTTGTCGTGTTATTGGTGACAGTTATGATCGTCCTCAATCTTCAATTCCGAGCAAAGGTTCCGTCTTCCTTGTTGTATCCAAGCGATCCAAATGCCTATCCTTATGTCTACTTTGACCCGAACAATCGGTCCCAACAATCAACGTTGACCTCTATGGTAGAATTGAATACGAAGGATAGCGAAGACGATGTGTTTTTAGATACACATGCTTATTTCACATCCGATGGTAAATATTCCATAGACAAAAACGTGTGCAAAATCAATAACCCCCATGGAACCGGCCAAGATAGCAAATGTAGCAGTGATGCGGATCCAGAATACACAAAGCATTTTACGGACAATATTTCCTACGAAAACATGAGCTTTTTTGCGAAACAATTTATCCAAACCAACTCCTCAAAAACGTCCAATGACCTCAACTTGTATGGTCTCCTAACGTATCTCATGTTGTATATCTCTTGTTTCACCAATGAAAATATGGCAAATATCAACGAAACCTTTAATTCTTTATTCAAACAAGAAGGGGGGCAAAGTTTGTCGGGATATATGATTTTCTTTGTATTGGTGGTGTTGCTTTATTCCACCTTTCAGTCCTCCAAATACACGTTTAGTAATTTAATTCAAAAACTTATCTTCACCACAAAAGAAGGAGGAGTGTTGAATAAGTTTAACTTTCTGGGTAGTTTTATGAATATCCTTTCGGGATTCTTTTCGCCGGTACTCTTCTTTTTCAAGATATTCCTTGTATTGCTGTACCCCATTGTGTTATTCCATTGCTTCTTTGGATACATGCGATATTCCACATTGGTGAGTTCGATCTTTACGAAGCTATTCTGCTATTTTGGTGTTGCCTTTACACTGGGCAACGCAATATCCTATGCTTTGCTGTTTTCGCAAGTACTCATGAAGAAACACAGAAGTTTAGACGATGTATTTGAAGAAATCATCAAATCGTTTGTTTCCACAATGGAAGAAGGGATGAAAAAACTCATGATGTTCCAAAAAGGACCCTCCTTTGAAATACCAACTTCCACCACTTCTGCCACTGGAAAATACGGAAAGTATCACGAATCGTTTATCGGAAAAGGAGGCAAAAAGAAGAATAAAAAGAAGAAGGAAAAGAAAAAGGAAAAGAAAAGAGCCAAAAGGGAAGAACAAGCTGGCGAACAAGGTGATGAAGTTGAAGAAGATGATGAAGATGGAGGTGGTGGTGGAAAAAAGTATGGCAAGGGAAAGAAAGAATATGGTGGATTCGCAAATATGGGACAACCTTCCTTTGCCAGCTGCAAACCACCATCCTTTTTTGAATTTACCTTCCTAAAATCAATTCTTAAATATCTAGGGATGTTGGTCTTTTTGCCCATCACCGTCATGATGTTTGCGATTCCATCGTTTGTCAGTCTTTCCATGGCGTTTTCATTCACTAAATCGGTGACCATTGACTACATGAAATATATCGGTAAACTCATTTGCGAAGTAGGAAATTACAAAACCATGATACGTGTAATGTTCTATATCATTACAATCATGGAAATCGTCAAATACATGAAACAAAAATTCCGGGGAATCACAACTGGTGTTCTCGTTGTCGTGTTGCTTGCCGACATGGTGCGAGATTTCATCAAGAAGGGCATGGTGGCCAATAAGTGTAACATGGAAGGCAATGAAGCCGAAATGGGCAATAAGCTGTCGGAACTCATTTTATCAAACAGTTAAGTTATTTATATCACAATAAAATGATATAAATAGTCTATAGCATTGTTCCATAATGGGGAAAAAAGGAAACAAGGGAAACAAAGGAAAGCAAAAACAAAGCAATGTTTCGGCGAATCTTCCACATGTGTCCATTTGTACCCCCACTTTCAATCGTCGCCCCTTTTTCAAGGGACTGATACACTGTATTTCAAAGCAAGACTATCCGCGGGACAAAATAGAATGGATTGTGGTAGACGATGGAACGGACTGTGTTCGCGATATCATTGAAGGATCAGAATGTCAAGAAAAGCTGAAAGGAATCCATATTCGCTATTTTTACGAAAAAGAAAAAATGGATCTGGGGAAAAAGAGGAACTACATGCATGCTAGATGCCAATTTGTAAAAGACGAAGACATTATTGTTTACATGGATGATGACGACTATTACCCCCCGGAACGCGTGAGTCATAGTGTGCAAAAGCTTGTGTCTAATAAAGACGCACTGTGTGGCGGAGCAAGTGAACTGTATTTGTGGTTTAACACATTGGACAAGATGTACAAGTTTGGACCCTATGGACCGAACCACGCCACTGCGGGGACATTTGCCTTTAAGCGCAAGTTACTCAAGGATACGTCTTACGAAGACAATGCGGTGTTGGCCGAAGAGAAACATTTCTTGAAGAATTACACGGTCCCGTTTGTGCAATTTGACACTTATAAAACCATCCTGGTGGTTTCCCACGAACAAAATACCTTTGATAAAAAACGACTTGTCAATGAAAACAATCAGTTTTGTCACGCGTCGGCATTAAAAGTAAAGAATTTCATCAAGGACACGGAAATGGTAAAGTTCTATCAAAGTGAAATCAATGAATTACTAAAAGACTATGAACCTGGTGATGTAAAGAATAAACCCAAGGTGCTAGGGGAAATCAAGCGCCGAGACGAAGAACGAAAGAGTATGGAAGACAATCGGCCTTCCGGCATCGTGGTGAGTGACGACAAAAATCAAAGCAAGCAACTGAGCATCAAAGAAGTCAAAATGTACATGCAAAGTAAGACCAATGAATGTGTTGAGTTGAAATCAAAGGTCAATGAATTGATGGGGAAGCTTCAAAATGGCGATGTCTTGCAAGGCGATGATCGTCTGTCGGGCATTGTTGCGACGGATGACAGCAAACAATCCAAGGAATTGACCATCAAAGAAGTGAAACAATACATGAGTATGAAGACCCAAGAGTGTGTTTTCCTCAAGAACAAGGTGCAAGAACTTGTCAAAGAAAACGAGGAATTGAAGAAACGATCGTGTGTTTCCCTAGAGAGCGATACACCGAGAATTGTGGAACTGAATTGATTGAACTCAAGACCTACATAAGATCGATCTAAAGAAGAATCTTTGTGATTCGCTTTCGCTCTTGTGGTGAAAAACAATACATGATGGGTTGGCTCATTTTGAATCCGCGATGTAGCTCTTCTTTTTGACAATGGGCCTTTTCGCACATGCCAATGATGAAGTTCAAATTAGAATATTCATTGCTAAATTTCGTCAATATTTTCGTGAAATCAATGCTTTGTACCTGTTGTTTCTCTTCTTCCTTTGTTTGACAAAGCAAATAGTTCATAATCACTTTTAGAAAAAAGGTCATTTCATTGAATTGCCATAATTGCTTTTGAAAAGATAGGCGGTCATAATAATCCCCTTCGCAAAAATGTCGCAAAAAGGTTTCGTAAAATTCACTATCATGAGGCAGAGAATAAATAATATTCTCATGGTAACACAAGGAAATGATGTTTTTGTCATTCATTCCGCGTACTTTATGATTTGATGTTGTGAGATAATCTTTTACAATATCTTTGATCACTTTGTCGTAATCCACGGAACCATGAGAAGTGGCCTCGTGTACATGGGTGAAGATGTCCATGAGTTCTATTACCTTCTTATCTAAACGATTGGTACCCATCAAGACAAAAAAGGCGTGCTTGTATTTCTGTATATCATGTTTGAAAAACTTAATCATGATATTCAACATCTTCTTGTCGTTGGTTTGTAAATGATCAATGTTGTCAATGATGATGATCTTTTTCTTTTTTTTAGATGTGTTGGGTTGAGAAAAAAACATTTTGTACACATTTTGGCACTCTAATAATCCGTGAAAATCGCCTTCGTTTTTCAATTGTTGGATAGAGGTATAGGTATAGTCATAATGGTTTTCTTTCACAAACGCCATGATAGAACTTGTCTTTCCAGTGTTTGTTTTCCCGTGCACATACAAGGTTTGTCCCTCATAGAAATAGGGTTCATAATCTATACTATACGACATTGTATTCATATAGCATAGATTTTTAAATACTTTAATCATCATATTCAATCGTTGGTTTCGTAACATACAGACGACACATTTGTTACCCCATCCCAATTCACACCACATGATTGTGCCCATTTCTTTTTCTTGCATATACCGCTGTGCCTCCCCGTTCCCGGGACACTATAACTCGCATCCGAAAAATCCACATTCAAACAGTCTGTATCCGTGCTTGATAATAACCCATCCGCACCCTTACAATTCCCTGTATCAGAGTTTTTGACATAATAATCAGGACAATCCGAAATATGGGGAGGGAATCCCACCTTTGACGACGTGTATTGCAACGCCGCACCGATGGATGCCAGCGATACGATCAAAATCACAAGAGCAATTAGACTAATTAATTTATAAAAGTTCATGGATTCAAAAATATTATATATAATGTATATAATAAAAATGAATATAATAACAGATATTTCTAATTCATATGTCATGGACCAAAAGTTTCGTGTGCCTGAAAATGAAAATGGGCGTATTGTCTTAAAGGCAAACGAAAACGGCACTCCTTTTTTCATCCAGGATATGATCCCTAAAAACGAGAAAACAAACTATTCCAACGCCACTCAATATATGTTTACACCTACTTTATTGAGCCGTACCTACTTTTCTATAGAAAACATCGACATCATCCAAAATGCGATTCGCGCCGAAGTGTACCGTAAATCAAACCAAAAGCATATCATTGATAAACAAGATTACGATCAATTAAAAATGATTATGCGATCCATCTTTTTACAAAACGCATTACATCAAAATCACGATATTAAACAACAAATTGAAACGCTCAATAAAATGGTATTAGACTTTTGTATTCCGCGTGTGTACAACGAACTCGTTGCGTATCTCAAATACAAGGAGGATATATCAACGTTGGCGACTCCCATGGAAAATCCGATTCATCTTTCTGTGGATAAAACGGTGGAATTAAATCGCTTTTTCTAATTCACACAACTCTTCATAATACATGTCCACAATGTTTTTCTGTTTTAATGCTTCCAATGCTTCTTTGGTCTGATCAAAGTCCTGTTTCAGTTTTTCCACATTTTCTTCATTTACCATATCCATGGGCATCTTGATCAAATAGTTGTATCCACCCTTCTCTTCCAAGTGGTCGTACTTTCGCTCAATCAACATGGTTTCAATCACAGTTGCCTTTTTCTTTCGGAGATCCAGGACATTGTCCAATAGTTCGGTAATAAACCGATACTTGTTAGAATACAACATCAAAAGCCCCTGTAAATGCTTGAGTTGACTTTGCTTTCGTGTTTCGTAATACTCCATTCGGGTTTCAATAAAGTCATTCAAAATCGCATTTGCGTTTTCGTATTTTGTCAACGTTTCATTCTTGTTGAACAAATACATGTTGCTTGTGCTCAATGTAGTCGTGAGTTTCATTTGCTTCACCATCTTCTCTAGTGTCTTGGGATCATTCAAATCCACACTGGACACAAACTGGATTTCCATGACGATCTCTTTATCCGTGGAAAGATCGCGATAGTCTTTCATGTTCCACTTCTTGTCATCCAAACATTTTTCTAGGAAATTCACGTAATTCTCATTCCATGTTCCAATCGGTAATTCCGTGATGACCAATGTGGATTTCCCTTGCAAGTGGTAACATCCAGTGGTCGCATACTTGTGGTCCTCTATTTTTGTGATCGTTCCCTTAAATCCCCGATAATAAGGTACCATGTTTTGTTCTTCGTATTCCATGGAACTGTCCTTGATCTTTTGTTTGATGCAATGGATGATTTGCTTGGGATCATAGCACGGAATGTTTGTGGCAAACCCCGTTCCAATGCCAAGAGCACCGTTGACCAAAACCATGGGAAGAATAGGCACATAATAAATGGGCTCCACACTCAACCCATCGTCGTCCAAATACTCTAATACACCATCGTCTTCTTTACGGAAGATCTGACGTGTCAACGCATTCAGTTTGGTGTAAATATACCTCTCCGACGCACTGTCCTTCCCGCCTTGAAGACGGGTCCCAAACTGGCCATTGGGCATCAACAAGTGAATGTTGTTTGACCCCACGAAATCTTGAGCCATGTTCACAATGGCACCGTTCAAACTGGCTTCACCGTGGTGGTACCCAGACTGCTCCGAGACGTAACCACTAAACTGAGCCACCTTGATTTCTTGATGCAAGTTCTTTTTGAAAGCACTAAACAAGATCTTGCGCTGAGATATTTTCAACCCATCCATCACATTAGGAATGGATCGATCGCAATCGTATTTTGAAAAGTGAATCAATTCATTGTCTATGAAATCATGATAAGAGATGTTCTGATTCGCCACATCTAAATAACGCTTTCGGTCATATTTCACCAACCATTGCTTTCGCTCGTCAGCCTTGGTTTTATTGAACACCTTATCAATAAGAGAGCCATCGTCCTCTGCTTCTACAAAGGACACTACGCGCTTTTCTTTGAAGTATTCCTTGAATTCTTTGGACGTGCTCGTCCCCAATCCCTTGTAATACTTGATTTTGTATCCCTTGCCATTTTCATTGACTTCTTTCCACGCATCATAATCACCTTGCGTGTAAAACTGAAGAGTTTTGTTGGTTTTGGTCGCCTTCAAAATCGGCGTATTCATGAATCCAATGAACCCAGGTATTTTCAACAAGGATGGCCACAAATACGCAATGAAGTTGATACACAACCCCTTGATGTGACTTCCGTCTAAATCTTGATCGGTCATGAAGATGATCTTTCCATACCGAAGATCGTTCACATTTTGATAGACTTTACTAGATTCAAGCCCCATGATTTTCTTGATTTCATTGATTTCCTTGCTCTCATTGATCCGTTTCTGGGTTTCCCCGCGAACGTTAAACAGCTTGCCCCGCATGGGATACACTCCAATCACATTGCGGTCTTCATTGGACAGTCCCGACAAAATACCCGCCTTTGCCGAGTCTCCCTCACACAAGATCAACATGGTTTGATTGGACTTGGTCGTTCCCGCGTAATTCGCATCTACCAGCTTGGGAATACCGCGAATGTTTTTGTTTTTGTTTCCATCGGTTTTCTTCGCATTTTTCTTGTCTTTGATTTCGCTGAGGGCACACGATGTGTTCATGATACCCATTTTCGCGAGTTTATCAATCAACCCCGAACTAACTTCATAAGTAGAACCAAACTTGGACACACTCGTGTTCAAATAATCCTTCGTTTGACTGTCAAAACTGGGATTCTCAATCACACAGTTGACAAATACAAACAACTGTTCCTTGATGACCGCCGGCTTCACGGTGACCTTCTTTTTCTGTAAGATATACTGAACCATCTTTTTGGTAATTTGATTGACCACATATTCCACGTGTTTGCCTCCCTTGCTGGTACAAATACCATTTACAAAGGACACTTGCTTGTATTCTTGATTCAGGCTCACTGCGATACTCCATCGCTCTCCACCCACTTCATACAAGGTTTGCTTTTTGTCTTCTTCATTCAAGTAGAGTTGCACATAGTGCTTGAAGTCATTGACCTTGAGAGATTGTTGATTCATTTTTACCTTGACGTCCTTGGGAGTGATGCCCGCAATGTCATACACCCGACGCTGAAACAAGGCCAACATATCGGCAGTGAGACCTTGGAGACCAAGTCGCTGATAATCGGGCTTGAACGTCACGCTTGTATAGGGCTTGGATTTGCTCTTTGTGATTTTCGGTTTATGAATGATATCTAGATTCTTTTCAAACTCTTGGGCGTATTTCAGTCCGCGAACATGATCAATGGTTTCTATTTTCCCATAGGTGGACCAGATGAGTACCAATTTAAAACCAAATCCATTCTTCCCTCCGGTGATTTTCTTTTCGTTTTTGTTGTAATTGGTGGACGTGCGCAAATGACCAAAGATCATTTCCGGAATCCAAATGTCGTATTCGGGATGCTTTTCCACGTCGATGCCATTTCCATTGTTGATGAGAGTGATTTGATCCTCCTTGATTTCTACTTGAATTTGAGTGACTTGTTCCCCATTGGGTTGTTGCTTCATGCGAATGTAGTGGTCGCGACAGTTGACAATGCCTTCGTCAAATAGCTTGAAGAGTCCGGGATTGTACATCATGGTTTTTTCTATGAAAGAATGACTCGTCTCGTTGCCTTGGTACACGTACATGGTTTGTTCCACATTTTCAATAGACCCAATGTATGTATCCGGGTTATCTAAAATATGCTCCTTGTCGGTTTTTTTCTGGTATTTCGCACTGAGTTGAGCCATGAGAAATGATGATGTATATTTATGTGTCAATACATTCTTAATCAATTTTTTTATTCAAATGAATATATAAGATGTCTTTTCAAAACAATGAATCGGCAAAGATGCTTCAATCGCGCATGATTCGGTATCGGCGTTCCTTGGCCTATAATAATAGTAATACTGCCCATATCAATGAAGTCCTATTGAACGGGGATTTGGCCGAACATAAAGGGTTATTGTTTGCGATTGGATACACGCGATATACCAGTTATTTTGAGAAAATCATTCGTTCTTCAGATGTAAATGAAATTACGAGAAGTCATTTGGTGGATATATACGAGACACTTTTACCACCAGTATATGACGAAAATAGCTATCTCACAACAGAGGAAAGAAGAACGTTGGGATTGGAGCCAAACGAAACCATAAGCGAAGAGGCATTAAACGCACAGTTAATCGCAAACCCGGACTTCACCTTTTATTGCAAAATGGCCATTATTGGCAAGTTCAAAAGCATTGTGATTACAAACATTAAAAAAAAATATTTATTGACACCCGGAAAAAAGTATTTATTTGATCTTTCAGACCCAAGCAATAAGGGTCATCAGTTGGGATTTTCAAAGTATAAATACACGGCGGGAAATATAAAGGGAGTATATGCGATTGGAACACCTGGACAAGAGGGGGCATGTGTCGTTTTGGATCTACCTACTTCCTACGATGAATACGTCATCTATATTTATGACACGATTATATCTAATTATGTCAGCGAAGATAGCGAAACCACGGAAACAAGTCTCGTCATTGTCAACCCCTTGAACTACAATCGCAAGGGGAAATCGGATGCGTTTGACGAATTTGGTTATAACTATGGATCTTTGATCGTGGATCTCACTTACAACACAATCAATACAGTTATAAACATAAGTCAATACCAAGAACCGGATATTCAATGCTTAACTTCAACTTCAGAAGTGTTGTCAAATAATGTCAATGGTCCCAAATACTTTTTAGAACCCGAAGGAACCATGACTAGACGAAATCGTAGCACCACTTTTTACAGATACACGAAACAATATGGCCTATATTATGGAAAATATAAATTTAAATTTCCGTTTACAAATGAAGGAAATCCATTTACCATTATCAACAAAGGCAAGGAAGATAACATTGATATATCTGGAAATCCAGATCAAATGAAAATCATTCACATTGATGGTCTGGATGAAATGGGTGAAACATACGATTCGTCGCTGGATGGATCCTATAACTTTTTCTATGGATCGTTTGAGATTGATGTGAAGGGTGATTTTGGCACATGTGCAATGTATTCCTTCAAATATGGATACAATCAAATGGAAAACTTATTTGTCTTTACCAGCGAATGTGCTGACGAGGAAGCGATTCCGGAAGAGGGGGAACGTGATATTTCAGATGGTATAGAAACGTTATTCTCGCATACTCGCTTTGGATTCGATCTCTGTGACAACCGACCTTTGATGACGTTCAACAACAACAGTGAAGATGTTTCGTATATCTCCGGAAACACATATGGATTGTATAGTGGAAAATACGTGATTAGCGATATTCCAGACACGAATCCACTTGCGTTCATCAACCATGATTGCTCTAATATCTTTTTCTATGAAGGAGATCAAACCAAAAAGAAAAGGCGATTGGGACCAGATGGAAACATGTATGATTTTTATTCCGGAGCCATTGAAGTCACTGTTTCGGGTAACTTTGGATTCATGACACTTTACGATTATTATCATGGCTATTCGGGGGGATACAACTTGTTTCAGTACATTGGTCTGGGTTATAGAGACGAAGATGTTCGTAGTATAGACTACACCGACATTAGCGGGACATTTGAGATTATCACTATTGATGGCAGTGGTTCATACATGGATTTTAGTATCAACAACACAGCAGATGAAGTGTACTTAACGTCTGGTGCTAGCACGACAACAGGCGATTATAAATACGGATTCAATATTGGTAATTATGTCATCATGGATGTTTCAAAGTCGTATCCCATGGCCTTTTTGAATCATGGACTTGAAGATCGCTTTGACTATGACGGGTATGAGGAATATGAAAAACAAGCAGTTGGTCCTGATGGTCACATGTATTCTTTTTATTATGGAAACATCAATCTCTACGTGACCGGTGATTTTGGACAAATGAGTTTTATGATTTATGACGGGAGTGATGTAAAATTGGATGTATCTATGAACGGTAAACGGAGACTGATCTACGACACTTCGGGAGCCATTGGAAATGCGATTCCCCATAATGGCAAACGGAATTATGATAGTCAATTTAGTTACGAAGACATATGTGGAACATTTGAAATTGTAGATATAAGTGCAAGTACCACCATGCCGTTCCATGTGGATGTATGCACCAATAAAATATACTTGACGGGCGACTACACCATTGATGATACAACAAAGTATCGTTTAGATGACGGCGTTTATACCATTTCAGATATTTCGTCTTCTTACCCCATGACTTTCTTTCCGGATTTGAGTTTTTCAGGAGACTCCTTGATCCAAGCCGAAACCCCCGATGGCATTTCATACGAGTTCTATTATGGAGATGTATCCTTAGATATCAGCGGTGATTTTGGTCTAGCAAGCTTCGCAATATTGAAAGAAGGTGGTTACATTACTCTAGATGGCAGTTCATCAGTGAATGTGATACCATTTGGTGTGAATCCAGACACCAAGAACGTGTACTTCACGGAAACCGAGTTGACCAACTCTTCTGTAAAATACAAAATCAGAGATGGTAGTTATGTCATCCAAGACGTGTCGTCGGGATACCCCATCGCATTTTTCAGTTTTGGATCCTATGCTCATGCGTTTGATTACTCGGGACAATATACTATTTCTGCGTTTCACGATGGATATGATTATTCGTTTTGTTATGGGAATATATCCATCGATATTAGTGACTATTATGGCACAATGAGTGTGGCGGTTTTAGAAGACGGTGGGTATATCACAATGGATCACTCTATGAGTTTTGGGATCAATTCGAATGACATTTATTTCACAGACCAGTATATTCCCATTGATTCTGTAAAGTATAAATTGACAAACGGAACGTATAGCATCAGTGATGTGTCATCGTCTTACCCTATTGCCTTTTTGAATTATGGTTTGGAAAATGAATTTATTTTTAGTGGCGATTCTTCTTACGGAGAAATGGAAGCACCCGATGGAAACACTTATACTTTCTATCACGGAAATATTTCTATTGATATTTGTGGAAATTTTGGTACAATGAGTTTTGTCACCTTCAATGTCATGGAGAGTACTATAGAATATATGAATGGATTCCAGAAGTTGATATATGATTCCATTTTGGCTGATCCAACCATATTTTCGCTTACAAACGGTGAAAACAAAATGATCTATGATGCGTCGGATGCAAACCTGGCGACCATTGACTCCATGAATGGGTTTGAGAAATTCATTTATATTGATGATTTGTCATTGTCCAACGTGGGGATCACTATACCATTCAATAGCATAGCAAACAATACGTTTGAATACATTGAAAATGTTCAACGAGGAGCAGGCACACGCAATTACTACATTCTCGTGAGTGTGAATACCATGGTATTGTATTATAGTAGCAACATTTCAAGTTATCACATGAGCGGGTATGATCGCAAAGGCCGGATTGATCCTGATGAACCGAATCCATCACTCACCTTTGCTCAAGGAGATAAGGTGTACTTTAACTTTCATTCCAACGCAAGTAATCATCGGTTTGGAATATATGAATATACGAACCCTTTGACAAATGAACAATTGATTACAAACAATTTGAATTATACCCTTGAAGAAATAAAATGGCAACCAACCATCATTGAGAAATCTAACTATTATTATTACCGTTCCTCCAATTATTCGGATTTTATGTTTAACGTGATTGATATTATCAGCGCGGATATATCTTTGAATCCGCTAAAGGGACCAATTAATTTATCTGATGGTGAGATTGTTAGTCCGGATATTAGTCTGATTACAATGACCGTTTCAAGTGAAATTATAAATGTAGACACCACCAAATCATTTCATTTCATCCGTTCAAAAGCTTCATTTGGCGACGATGGTGGCGACTTTTCATTCTCAGGGGCAAATATTGATATCTCTTCTGATAGTGACAATAACACAATCATTACATTCAATACGAACTTTGAGTTTGCGCGATACAATGAAAATATATTAGAATGGGATTCAAGTTATACCCTTGTATTGGATCATGGTTTATTAGAGAATATTTATGAGAAAACATTTGATGATTTATCTTTGGTCTCATTTAGTACTGAAAATGAAGACCCACCTATATTGCTGACCATTGAGCCGTCAACTAATCAAGTCATTGAACCTGGGGGGACGATTGAACTGACATTTTCTCAGGAACTTCGGGATCCTGTATATACGGATGTTGGGATTACATTTACAGACGTTTCAAGTAAAGAAGTGATTCCTTATAACGACAGTACTGATTTTGATGTATCCAATTCCACAGTCACCATCATATTACCTAGCAAAGATGATATTGAAATAAGGTCTATAATTGATTATGATTCAAGTTATCAACTTATCATTCCGGCAGGTGCTATTGTAGGCACGACATTCATTGATGCCAGTCTATCATCGTTAGATAATTATATATTTAGAACTGAAACTGATCCACGACCGAAAATAGTGTCATACTCTCCAGAAAATGGCTCTCCAAATGTAGGATTTATAGATACCATTACACTAACATTCAATGAAGATATATCGGATGATATTGCTTATAGCGGTGTGCAATTTAGAATTAATGGCGAATCTCAAGATTTATCTAATATTGATGTATCCGGACAAAATGTCACTATAACGTTATCATCATTTGTGGATGATGTAAGTTATTCACTAATCATTCCAAATAATGTTTTCCGGGACTTTTCGAATAATTATTTCGCGGGTCTATTTGATTATGAAATCGGTACATAATTTTTCAGCCTTGAAACTTTTTTCTTTGACTAATATATAATCATGGGTGCTAAAAAAACGTTTGGATCGCGCGCGGAAGTGTTCCACGGAACGGCCAAGAAGACGAGTGGTGGATTAATCAAGAAGGATTTACTCCGAAACAAGCATGGTGCCATCGTGTCCAAGAAAAAGTATTTCACGGCCAAGAAGGAAAGGCGTCTGGAAAGACATGGCTACTTTGCGAAGAAGGGAAAGTTCGGCTATGTGAAGAAGGCCATCACGGCTAAGAAAGGCAAGAAAGCGAAGAAGGCCAAGAAGGTGAAAAAGGGCAAGAACAAGACCAAGAAGAACAAGACTAAGAAGAACTAGATCAAAGATTTAAGGTATTTTTTAATCGCGTAATATAACATAAGATGTTGAAATACATCCTCTTATGTTACATGATTTGTCTATGTGGCGCGTTAAAAACCATGATACTGAAACCGGGTGGCTTGAAAGGATTCTACATGATTGGGATTTCCAAGTATATCCGCGATCACTATGACTTAAGTAATTGGCAATATTATGGGGCCAGCGCGGGAGCTTGGAATGCGTTGTATTTGTCCTGTAAAAAGGAGGAGCTATTCATGCAACAAATTCAAGAATTGGGACAGTTTTCCTACAATGATCTCTATGATTTAGAGACAACGATGAAAAAAAGGATTTTAAAGAACTTTGAAATGAGCGATTTTCAATTGAACCGGTTACACATATGCGTATCCACCAAACCAACTTGGCTTCCTCTTTTAAGAAAGCACATCATCAAGGATTTTGAGGATTTAGATGATATGGTAGAGTCTTGTATTGCGAGTTCCCATTTGCCTTTAATATCTAATGGAAACTTTTTCTACGAATATCGCAATAAAAAATGTATAGACGGTGGAGCATTTCGCTTGCCTTACCGCAAACGAGACAAAATAACACCCGATTTCATTCTTTGCCCCGACTCATGGAAAAATACACAAATCAACGACATGAATCGTATTTACAACATGGACGTACATCAACTCATCTACAACGGATACAATGACGCCTATAAGAATCGCGAAAAGTTAGATGCGTGTTTTAATAATCCAAATCGCTATCGCAAATCAAATCTGGTAATCGCTCCGCGTATTCATAATCCACGTGAAAATCAAAACGATGATTTGTGAGACGGAGAAAGATCCCATCTTTATGGAGCAGTTCTGCGTGAATAGGACGCAGATTTGCCGTGTAAAGTGGGATGTAGTCATAGTAAATTTTCTCGACGAGTTCGGTGGGAAGGATCATGATGGTTTAAGTATTTGAATAAAAATAGAAGTAGAATCAATTTTATTTTATTTTTATTGTGATGATGTATATATATAATGGATACCGAAAAGGATTTGTTGATGTTTTACCAAACGTCGCTTCGTAATGTTGGCTTATTTACATCTGTGTCGCTTGCATTATTGGCCGTGAGCAGATATTACCGAGGAAAGACCATATTATTTAACTCCGCCTACATTGTTTTCAGTTTTTTGTTTTTAGTCGCGGCGATGTTGATCTGTTTCTATTTGATACAAACCATTGAACAAGAAAAGAAAAACATAGATAAGCTGAAACACATAGAAAAAATGGAAATCATTCCAAAATTAATTTTATCTATCAATGGGCTCATCAGTTTATTTATTTTATTCACGTTGATCAAACAATTTTCCACGGGCAAAATTGAAGGGTAGATTACATGATGTTGTATGCGCGCTTGACTTCTGGGGTGATAACCTTAGACGCCGGTAAAGCGACATATTTTCGCCCATTGAGGTCGGCGTCACCGGTCGCATGGAGTTTATAGGAGTCTTGAGTGCTCTTTTCCGCAATGGTGATACAATGATTCCATGTTCTACTGTAGTTCATAGAGGAAAGGGATGCGCTAGAATACATAATGTTAGTTGTATAATGTAACGTTATGTATCATAGAATGAAATATTTCAATTTTTTTCGTGCTTGTCGTGTAGGTGGTGTGCCTTGTCTTTTAGGCGCTCTTTTTCACGCACATGTTTAGAGGAATAGGGGCCATATTTGTCCTTCTTTTCACGCGCCTTGTCTTTGCCCTTTCTTCGGGGTGTGAAAAGATCGTTGGATTTTTTGCCCATGGAACGATGTTATATATATATAAGATGAGATTTATCTAAATTGTCTTTGTAAATGATTCTAAAACCGAATGTCCATTTCTTCAAAATCACCCACATACAAGTCGCGGTTTTCCTTGAGTTTGCGAGATAAAAAGAAGAAATCATCCTTATTTGCCTTGAGAATTTCCACCGATCGCTGGTAGGCCCATTGCACAAGCCCTTCTATTTCCTGATCGATCTCTTGTTTGGAGTATTCACTCAGTTTATCCCCATTGGTGGCCAAATCGCGCCCCAGGAAAGGTTGGGTATTGCTCATTCCATCATATAAGGCAATGTTGCGCCCCATTCCAAACACCGACACATATCGCCGGGCAATGCTATTGGCCTGTTTGAGATCATTGGACGCACCCGTCGTGATATCTAGATGAGGCGTGTTTGTAAACATGACTTCGTTGTTGTATTTGTCCGAGAAACTTACAAAGGTCTCAAAGAAGATTTGCTCCGCCGCGCGCCCACCCAGGGCAATGAGTAGATTGGCCAACATGAACTTCTTCGTGGGGAAATTATCGTATTCTTCCGTGGGTGTAAACAGTGTATATCCACCCGCACCGTTCTTATTTGCGTTAATCGTGACCCGTTGGAGATCAAACATGTCGTCAAAAAGGTGGGCAATGAGGGCATGACCAACTTCGTGCGCCGACACCAATTCCACGATTTTGTTTGGGCGATTGTCTTTATTAGATGGAAGCCCAATGGTCACCTTTTCAAATGCCTTGTAAATAGAATCAGGGGTGATGTTCGTGTCATTGTATCGCACACTAAGGATCGCCGCTTCATTGGCGAGATTCGCAATATCCGCACCGGAGAATCCACCCGTGAGTTTCGCAAGATCATCCAAATAGGTTTTGTTTTGCACTTGTTTGTCTTTGAAATGAATGTCAATGATTTCACGACGCCCTTCCACATCCGGGAGACCCACCATGACCTTGCGATCAAATCGCCCAGGGCGGGTGAGAGCGTTATCCAAAATGTCTGCCCGATTGGTGGCCGCGATGACGATAATGCCTTCGTTCTTGACAAACCCGTCCATGTTGGTGAGGATTTCGTTGAGGGTTTGTTCCCGCTCATCATTGCCCCCCGCCAGTCCAGCCCCGCGTTGACGCCCCACCGCATCTACTTCGTCCAAGAAAATGACACATGGAGATTGTTCTTTCGCGTTTTTAAAAAGATCACGTACACGGGACGCCCCCACGCCGACAAACATTTCAATGAACTGAGAGCCAGAAGCATAGAGATAATTCACACCTGCTTCACCTGCGACGGCTTGGGCAAGGAGCGTTTTTCCCGTCCCTGGGGGGCCTTCTAGGAGAACACCTTTGGGAATTTTGGCACCAGCGTCCGCATACTTTTGCGGGTCTTTGAGAAAGTCAACGACTTCCATGAGTTCAAACTTGGCTTCGTCGCACCCGGCCACATCGGCAAACGTCACATCCACTTCATTTGTATTGACTTCCTTGAACGTGCTTTGCATGAAGCGCATGGGATTTCCAAAACCACCTGGACCCCCACCGCCACTTGGCCCTTGAAATCCACCGCCTCCACCGCGAAAAATATTGATAATGGTTCCGATGACCAGTCCCGCAATCGCATAAAACACTACAAATTGAAGAGCATTTAATGCGAAGTCCAACGCAACATTGCGACTCCCCGTTTCTTGGATGAACAAATCATAGCGAATATTCATGTCGTCTAGTTTCTGTAAAATGGACGCAGACATGGCGGGGACAACTTGTACAAGGTGAGCGTTAATCATATCATATTCATGGGGTTTATGAAGTGTATCAATACTAATCAATCCATTGATTTCATTGTTTTGTGTGACCAAACTGACAGACTCAATGTGTTTTTCTTTGAGTTGTTGTAGGAATCCATCGTACGACTGAGGAATGCCGTATTTAAAGAACTCATCATGAAGAGTCTTCGCAATGAAGGTGGGGTTATCGTTATCAATTTCAATCGAATGACGCTTCATCATAGAAAACTGTGGCGAAGGGTACAACACATGACGTGGTACAAATGCGTGCGTCACCGTAGAGTAGAGAAGAAAAGAAGTAATGATATCACGAAACATGGTACGATTACTAAACATAGTAAAGAATAATATGGTGGTGTCTTTAATATGTTTAAGGAACAAAACTCTTTTTAGGTGGCGCAACGGCTCCCGAAGAACGCATGCGTTTTTGAGCATTCTTCACGTCATTGGTCGGATTGCTATTGAAACTCAAGGGAGACGTGTAGGCTTGCTTGCCCGTGGCGCGGGCCTTCTTTTTGATCAAATACAAGGAATTGTCTTGATAAAGGGTGTTCTTGCCTCGCCATTCCGTGGTTTGATCGGGGTGCACTTTGGGGGCATTTTGGTAGACGCTTCGCATGAGGGAAAAAGCACCGCCATTGGAGGACACTTGTCCTTTTGACGGCATGACATTGGTTCCACTTAATACGTTGTTGTTCATTGTATATGTATATATAGGAACTATTATTTTTTATAAAAGGCAGTAAACGGTTTCTCTACAACTTTCCATTTGGCGATTTTGTCTATGATTGTCTTTTTGTCTCTATGAATGAGTTTTACTTTCGTTTTCCATGTTCCACAAACATACCACGTATTCTCCATGGGCTCGTAGGGTTCATTTCCAAAGTTGAATACTAACACGGAACAAGGGGTGCGTTCATTGGGAAGAAATAATACCCAGTCTTCTATGGGTTCATAGCACATTTGTCTTTCTTTGCTATTTCTAGGGATTTTTATTTTTCTACATAAAATCATTCGCATTGATAGCCTTGTCATCGATCCACACGTCATAATGAGGTTTGCCCATATTGATCGTATGGTATTTCACATCCCAGGATTCCAATTGGTTCACCGTAAAGTCATCCCAATTCTTTCCTGAGTTAGCACCGCGAGCGGTCCAGTAGTGCACTTCGTGTCCTTCTTCATAGAGGCGGTTGAAAAGGGAAATCTTGTCCGTTCTAGGGACACACGACGTATACTCGCTGTTGGTTTTAGAGCAAATGGTGCCGTCTATATCTATGATGTACTTGATTTTGTTGACATTATGGGTGATGTAAGACCGGCGATGGGCCACTTGTCGGAAGCCGTAGTGTTGATGATTGGAAAGCGCAGAGGCACAATTCCATAAAAAGACAAATAGAGCACTGGTACGAAACAACATGGCTGTCTCTTTGTTTATGTTGTGATTCTTTTTTTGCGAATCTGATTTATTTTTTGATTTATTCCGTGAATTCAATTCGTTTGTATATACTCCACCAACGAAGGATTATCACAAATCATCCGCGTTGTTTTGGGACCTTTGCCCATATGATACTGGATGGTTTCCACTAATTCCTGATAGCTATATTTGTATGTCACGATACCTGTTGTGGAATTCAGTTCTAATAATAGAGACAATACTTTCTGAATAATATCATCGTCTTTTTGGATGTAAAAGGGATTCCTATCTATATAACAAGGGGCTCCTGATTGGATGATATTTTTGTATTTTGAAATGATTTCATTGTATTTGTCTTTTTTGTCTCCATATACGTAATCGGTGATACGAATCTCTTGAAGGGGGGTGGGGGATGATTCGGTGTGAATGGTGTGAGCACAATGATTAAAGTCGTTGCATGTGGCCACATAATCTTGGGGGTCATGATTGAAACAAAAGGTATTATGAGAAATGTACCGGTAGAGACAAATGTATTTTTGAATGTGATACGTCGCATTGCATTCATAGATGTGTTCAAACCCGTCTATCTTTTCCATGATGTGTTGGTCTTTCATATTGTACTTGATGTTGTTGATCACATGCGTGATTTTGTGGTGCTCATACAGTTCTTTGATTTTGTTTTTGTCTTTAATGTTATAATTATAAAGAAAAATATCAGACTCGTATAAATACATGTATTGATCCATCTTGTGTTTGATGCTGTCTTTCCATAGTTGATTCTCAAAGCAATCTACAATGATAAAATGCGTGAAACTGTTTTCGATGATAAGGGCGTCTATGATTTCAAATCCAAACCAGTTGTATCCACCGAGTATGAGTAAGTTCTTGTGCATATGCTCTAGAGATATGTCTATGATCGTGATGTTATATTTAAATGGAAATAAGATCATTCATTTTCAATTGCCAAGTATCCATGTTCAATGTCCCATTTAAAATCACCTAAACTATATTTTAATTTCTTTTCTGGGGATTTAGTGTATTCAAAATTGACGTGGAGACACAATCTATGTGAATTGTTGGTTTTTTTCACTATTTCTTTCACACAAAGGCTTTTTTCGGTTAGTATTTTACATCGTTCTACTTCACCTTTATTATTGGAAGTTTGTTTTCCCATTACAATTTTATTGTCTTGGAACTCTCCATTCAAAATCATTTGATAAGGATTTTCTTTTATTTGATATTCCCTATAAGAACACTTCGTATATGAAATACCTTCCCTGGTAAGGATAGTATCAATATCATCATGAGTGACATCATAAAATATCTCCTTTTTAGCCCCTGGATTACAACGAAGACCCCTTGAATCCAGTTCACGATGAATAATCATTTCCACATAAACATCGTCTTCAACCTCCCAAAACATCATATTGTCAAGATAATAGGTAGGGTAACAACATAAGGTTTCACTCGCTTCCGATTGGCCGCGGTTTGACATATCAATGGATCGTCCCAGTTTATAGTTAAAACGATAGTGGTTATCAACTAGTAACAAGTAAGGAGAAAGTCTTGATCCATAAACCCCCCTCATATCGTTATCTGAAAATAACGATGTATTGATATCATAAACTCTATTTCAATTTTAATCAAAGAGCCGTTGAACGGCATGTAATAAATTAATTCATTTCTCTCATATTGAATTAAAGAAAATAATCCTTATAGTATAATGTTTTCCAGTGATAGGGATTACTGGAAGAGATATTTTGATGATGAAAATAGAAACAAAGTACGCGAGTGGCAACCAATGCCGAAACAAACGCACACATACTTGAAACGGGGTGGAGGGAATATCGATAACAGTAGAATTGAATTTCTTAGTAGAGAAGTACAAACATACAAAAACTTATTGAGTCAAGAAAAGGAATACCGAGACAAATTAATCGTAGAACTACACAGGCTAAAAAGCGAAAACAACTCTATGAAAATGAAGTTGAACAGAATAAAAAAAGATGTATTGACCTAAATAATGATTTATTTTATTTGCATAATCTATACACCACATGCCCTTGAATGCTCGCAAAACATCGCGTCGTAAAACACGCAGAGTCAACCGCACCATGAAGAGCCGAAGAAAACTACAAAACGGTAACAAAAAGAGGAAGAACACGAAGGGCGGATGACAAAAGAAGCCATTCACACTCGGGTTGTTATAACAGAGGTAGGTAGCATTATAGACAATGACGAACCAATTATCGGATTGAACAAGATTGGTTTTGACCCCTATATTGCGTAGAGACACATAGATACAAAACAGTATAGATATATATAGCATGAACGCCGAACAACAAAAACTATTGGACCAAATGATTAAAGAAAACGATACGCAAGACAATACGGGAAAAATTCGCGACTTGAAACACAGTGCGAAGATTCGGTTGGACGTGTCAAAGATCCAAAACATCAAACGCCGGTGTCGTTCCACCCAATTTAGCGTGCTTGACAAAGAAGCACAGGGACAAGGATGCGGATTTTTATTCCAACACTACCCCAACATTTACAATAAGTTATTGAAAGGCGAAGTGGACATTAAGGTCTTGTATCGCTTTTTAGATGAACTGGCCTCTATTGAAGATGGAAGACAAAATCAACACGAAGCTTCCTATAAGATTGGTATGTTACTGAAAGAAATGTACATTGACAAACGCATTGACAATGACAAGGAACAAAAGGAGCCGGTGTATAAGAAAAAGACGTCCAACATGAGTTACGAAGAGTTTAAGAAGAGTCAAGAAGGCAAATAAAATTGATTAAACGTTAAATATAGTTTGTGTTCTCTAACTATATTCAATGAAAACCCTCATCATCGTAGAATCGCCATCCAAATGCAAGAAAATAGAGGACTATTTGGGATCGGCCTATAAGGTGGTCGCATCCTATGGTCACTTTACGAAACTGGATTCCCTCGATCAAATTTCATTTGACACTTTTCAAATTGCCTATAAAGTAGACAAAGGTAAGGTGTTGAAAACCATCAAAGAAGAAATCAAAAAGAGTAAAGACGTGATTTTGGCCACGGACGACGACCGCGAAGGGGAGGCCATTGCGTGGGCGCTTTGTATGTTTTGTAAACTGGATTTGCGAAACACCAAGAAAATGGTGTTTCAAGAAATCACCAGAACCGCCCTGTTGCGTGCTCTGGACAATCTGGGACACGTCAACATGGATCGCGTCAAGAGCCAACAAGCAAGACAAATACTAGATATATATTTGGGATACAAGGTGAGCCCGTTGCTGTGGAAGTACGTGCAACACAAGTTGTCTGCGGGGCGGTGTCAGACACCAGCATTGCGACTCGTATACGAAAATCAAAAGGAATTAGAAGACATGTCGCAAGGTACTCACTTTATAGTAAAAGCCCAGTTCACAGACAAACGCGTGCCCTTTCAATGCAATACTCCCGTGGAAAAGGAGCACATTGACACCTTTATGGAAAGGTTGTCGTCCCAGGATAATGCGTGGACCATTACTACAAAAAAGGAAAGACAAGTGAAAGAGAAACCACCCACCATATTAATCACGAGTTCGCTACAACAAAAGGCCCACCAAGCTCTGCGTATGAGTCCCAAACAAACCATGAAATATGCGCAAGAGTTGTATGAAAACGGATTCATCACTTACATGCGAACGGATAGTGCGTGCTATTCCAAGGATTTTATCGCATCCCTTCGCACTCATATAGATCAAACCTATGGACAGGCTTATGTGCATCCTCATTTGTCTTCTTTAGAACAAAATAAAAATAAAAACAAGGCCCAAGAGGCACACGAGGGCATTCGCGTTTGTGATTTGAAAGTAGAAAAGAGCAATGTGAAGACAAACTCGGCAAACACCCTCTATGATTTCATCTACAAGCACACGATTCAATGTGGTATGAGTGACGCGCTATACCATGAAACCGTGTTTGGTATACCTTATTATGATTCTTATGTATTTCAACACAAAGACAAACAATGTACGTTTCGCGGGTGGACCCTTTTGAACAAGTCCCCATCTGTTGTCTCCTTTGTCTCTTATTTGAATATTCTTTATGAATCGAATGGAGCATCCACATTTCGTCTTCACTACGCACAAGCAGAGGAGACGTTGGCTCACAGCAAGTATCACTATCACGAAGCATCCTTGATTCAAAAACTAGAGTCGCTCAACATTGGTCGCCCTTCTACCTATTCCTCTATTTTAAGCAGTCTATTAGATAAAAAGTATGTCAACAAAACCAATGTGGAAGGCATGATGATGAACGTGGCTCAATACATTTACACCCATGACGAGGGAGTGAAAAAAGAAGAAAAGGAAAAGCCCATGCAACAAGAGAAAAACAAACTGGTCATCACGCCATTGGGCAAGCAAGTATGCGAGTTCTGCTATCAACACTTTGACGAAGTATTTCAATATGATTTTACGGAGTACATGGAATCCTCTTTGGATCAAATTGAACAAAAGCAGTTGATTCAAGGAGACGTATTGCGTTCTTACATTGACAAGGTGGATGGGTTTGTGCAAGAGACAAAGACAAATTATCAAAACAATCCAGAAAAGATCAACAAGGTGAAGGACCAGTCGCTCCATTGTGGAACACATGAAGGTCAACCCATGTATGTGAAAAACGGCAAGTTCGGCTACTACCTGTGTTTGGGGAAACAAGACAAAATCAGTTTGAAGGAGTTTACCGCCTTTTCGTGGGAACAAAAGATCGCAACACAAGAGCCATTGACTGACGAAGAACGAGGTCATGTGCTGACTTACATAGAGACACGAAGCACCAAACGCAATGAAAACATTTGTGTGGAATTGTCGTCATCGTGTTCCATTCGCAAAAGCAAATATGGATTGTATGTATATTATCACCCCAAAAACAAAAAGAAGCCTCAGTTCCTAAAATACAACGACGAAAAAGACGAAAACGAAGCAGTGCGACTTCAATGGATTGAAGACAAGGATAAGACTAAAATAACTCGTTATGTGACGAAAAAATATAACATTACTATATAATAGGCAACATGACCAATAGTGAAGGAAAACCACAAAAAGAGATCATGGACGTTATTTATAATCATATCATGAAGGCAAAATTAATGGAAGATTCTAAATTGACTTCCCAAATATTATTTTCGTTTATCTTTATTGCGCTTTTTTCAAAGCTCATTTTTTCCGGGTTTAAGTCCAGCGACGAATACGGAAGCCACGGGCATGCATCTATTTCTATCATGAGTTATGGAATCATGCTCTTTTCTCTCATATCTATTGTCACTTTGAACGTGTTATTGCATGTGAACGATTCTCCGGACTCAAATCCATTGGCAAAGGTCGTCTCGTGGGATATGATTGTCATCGTGATTTACTTGTGCTGGCTTATATCGATCAATTTGACCCATTATAAAAGGATCAACAAAGACAAAGTGCCTCCCCATTATTACCTTTACTCCAATTTGAGTGTCTTTGTTATTGTCTTTCAAATCATGTTTTTCATCATACATTACATTGTAAACAATGATGCGGGTTTGAAAAGTGGCGACATTTTCAATAAATACAAGGATCTATTCACTCGCATTGACTTCATACACTACATTCTCATGTTTTTGAATTTCATTCTCATATTGATTCAACAAATCATATTGGATAATTTCTCCGTGGACATTGCGTAATACATTTTATAGACCAATCCGATGCTTTCTTCGTCTTCCCATATTCCAGAAATCTTCAAATGAAGGGTTTGGTTATAATTCGTTTGGGGGGATACATACATCAAATCTTTCATGGTCAACTCGTTATAAAGGGCGGTGCTTATTTTTTTATGCGCATGTTGATTCAAACACGTTAAGATCATGATTTCAAGGTCTTGGATTTTTTTAAATATGGGATCCTTTTTGCTCACTTTCATTTTATAGAAGCTATCATAGGTATCTACATAAGACTGGTGAAACGTGATTTTCATCAATATGTATTTCAAGTGAATATCACTGTTACTATAGAGTAGTTTATAATAATATTTATACTTACTGTTTTGGTTTTTAATCGGCAATTTAAAAATCAAATGATGACTTTTAATATCG